CATCAAAACCTTTCTGTACATCAGCATATACTTGTTCGTCATTTGCAAGAAAACCTGCAACCCTAAATTCTAATTGGCTGTAGTCACCTTCAAGTATCTTTCCTCCTTCCCATCGTGATACAACACATTCTCGTACAGGAAAGGTTGTACCTCTTGGCATGTTTTGGAAGTTAGGATTACGAGAAGATAGTCTTCCTGTAGCAGTAACGCACTGCATGTAGTGTGGATGAATAAAACCTTTGTTATCCAATCCCTTTTCTATACCGTCAACAAATGTTCTGAGGTAAGTACCTATGGCATTGTATTTTATATAGGCACTAATAAATTTTTTCTGTTCATCGTTAGCAGACATAGCCAATACTTCTAGTGTAGGCCTATCTGTTTTAAATCCATGCGTGCTTATGTCATAGGCATCTCTTGGAACCAACTTAAATCCGGCAACTGTTCCTGTGGATTTAAATACAACCCCTTCCGCCCCACACGTTCTACAGATTCTTTTAGCTTTGCCAATCGTACCGTCTTTCTTTAGTGGGTTAAAGTATCCTCTCCCTTTACAGGAAGAACATTGGTGTGATTCTGTATGAGGTACAACAGTAGTATATGTTCTTACCTTTCTAACAAAATCATCTTGCTTGTATTTTCTTACACGCTTCTTTCTCTTAGTGCTACCATATTGTTCATAGCCTAAATTAAATGTACTCGCCCATAATTTTTTATCTGTCACTGCTCTGCTGTACAAAACTTTAGATCTATCCTCTGGGCTGTCTAAATTTATAGGAGTATCACCCATGGTACGCTTCACTTCTTCATCAAGAAACTCATGTAACTCATTGTATTCATTACGATATTGTTCTCTAATATTTGTCAAAGCATCTACACTAACTTTCATACCAGTATTTTCCATTTCGGTAAGAACTTGACACATCTCATTCATTAAACCAACGGTAGGCGCAAGTCCATTAGAAACATATTTTTGTTGGGCAAGATACAACTGCTTTGTCACCTCTACGTCTGCTCTTCCATATTCCTCTACAATATCCCAAGGAATGCTGTCAAAGGACACACCATCTTTCATGTACTGCTCTGTTAAATCTGTACGTTTCTCGTCAAGACCATATCTTTTTACCGATTCGGCAAGAGATAAGGCAACTTTGTCACCACCATGTATAACATACTCAGCTATCATAGTATCATATACTTTGCCTGTATAAGTAAAATTGCAAGCAAGTAACCACTTGAGATCAAACTTAATGTTATGTCCTACTAATATGTCAGTATCATCTAAAACTTTCTGCAGTATAGCAAAGCCATTCTCTGTAGGTTCTTTCTCTGTATGGGTAAAACAAATGTAACCTGATTCGGTGCCTACAATGTCATACCCAACAGATACTAACATGTTTCCTGTATAGGGATCAACATCTAGTTTACCATCGTTGTCTTTTTTAAATGTTGTTTCTATGTCAAGAACGGTTATCATCAAATTTCCTGTTCAAATATTTTTTAACAAAATCCTGTATGCTGTCACTGTGATAGTGTGGAGCTCTTTTCCCATTATAAGGTTTCCATCTCCCTGTAGTAAAATAGTATATATAAGGTTTGTCTTGTTCATTATAAATTTTTAATGCAGTAGCCCCTAGTCTATACTCATAAGTAATATCACTTTCTTTTAAGTATATTTCTACCTCACGTAAAGTTTGATCAGTGTCTTTTCTAAATACAGGATCTCCTTTAGAATCAGTTTTAAAGTATTGATAACTGTTCATCCTCTGCCCCCCTGTACAAAAAGATAGGTGTTCCTTCACCCATCCATGCTCCAACGACATTAAACTCAAAGTACTCCATAGCTTCTTCTTGTGTCATGCCATCTTCCATAAGTATATCTACACATTTGTCAACATCATAAACTAACAGATCTGGCTGACTACACCTTCGGCCTAAGCCCAATATCGCATCATCAAATCCATCAGCTTTTAATATCATAACTCGTACCTTGCCCTGTGTATATCAATAGAACATGTCACTGTCCCATGCCACCCATTTAATTTATTCTTAGATATACAAAGATGTCTAACATAATCTTCTTCTTCACCAAAATTCTTTCCTATACCTATGATAATGTCAGCTTCGGCAGCTTTTCCTGTCCTACTATTTTCTAGCATACTAAAGTCAACCTCTTGTCTACCCTGTGCATCGTAGGATGCTTGAGACACCGACCAAAATAATACTTGTTGTTTCTTGGCTATTGTTCTTGCTCCTTCATACAATGCTCGTAACTTTTCATCTGTCCTAGCAAAATTACCATTGATGACTACTTTGTCAAGTTGGTCAACCATTACCACATCTGGTTTATGTATGTCAATAAATTTTTCTATCTCTGATAAAGTGATACCTCTACCCTCCAATAATTTTAGGTTAGGTTCTATTTCATTCTTGTACACATTCATAGAATCTTCTAGGTTCTTTTTCATCTCGTCAATAGAACGTCTGAGATATGCGGAGAACACTCTACCCTTGACCAATCTGCCGGGTTCTTCGTTAGCAAAGTACGCTACCTTGAATCCCTGTCGGATATATTCTGATACCAAGTATGTACAGAATGTTGTCTTCCCTGTCTCTGGCCTTGCAAAGATAATACCAAGATTACCCCTACCTGCACCACTTATTCTGTCAGCCAACGATTGTAACTCAAACTTAAATTCAAACCCCTGATCCCAACCATCAATATAATCTTTCACATCATCTTTCACTTCCTGAAAATTCCCTTCATCTTCTGGTGCTTTCTCTATAGCAGTGTCAACTAAAGTTCTCAGTACAGTAAAGTCATCACTGTTGCCTAACCAAATGTCAGCAGATAAGTCACTAATTTTATGGGCTTTGTCTTTCTTCCAGAAGTCAATGATTAAATCTTTTAGAATGACCTTGTTGCTTGGCATAAATTTGTCAAGTTCTTTGATTACATCCTCTATAGGTTCTCTGGATGATTCTGGTAACGCAGGATATTTATTTCTATGTAATTGTATCAGTGTGTTTATGTCAATGTCACTCTCATATTTTTGTTGTGCAAAACTGATAGTGTCAAAGATAGTGCCTACACCATTGGCAAACATTTCTTTTGATACAACCTCTACAGTATCTTTGTAAAACTCATGTGATAAACATGCTGATAATATTTGTTTCTCAAGCGACATTAAACTTCTCCTTTATTTCTTCTTCACTCCACCTCTTTATGTCTCTGTCTAATAGCACTAACTTTGTCCGCACATGGATAGACAATTCATGTACCATTTTCATTGCTTTCTTTGAAGCATCCTTGTCTAATGCAATGGTAACAAGTTTATAATGCTTAATGTATTTTAAATAATCTGTCAATAAATTTGTCCCCATCAAAGCCATACCATGTACATTAGCAAATGTCAACGCACAAGCAGAGGCACAGTCCTCAACGATTACAAGATAGCTACTGTCATTGGCCGTAACAAAAGGAACACGAGAAGATGCATACCTCTTCCACTTTGGTTTAGAATTTGTCAGCGATCTACCCACAGCATCAACTAAAGTTTTGTCTTTGTACACAAGAAACACACAACGGTCTTCCTTAACATCATAGCGAATGTTAGCAAATCTATTTTTGTAAGCATGGTAAGATTGTACAGATTTTAAATAGTCAACGACTCTTTGGCTACGGTCTAGCCCCACCCACTGTTTGTTATATACAGATAGGTCTACTCTGTCAGGTTTTTTATCTTTTGCCACAGGCGATGTCTGAACAAGATTGCCTGTTTTTGTATTGCCTCCAACTGAGCAATCAGCATGGTAGCAATTATACAACAACCGCCCAGAAGTATGAGTAGCAGTGAAAGTATTTTTACGAAAACAAACAGGGCAATTGCCTCTATATGTTTCGTCAACAGGTATAGACAGTGCCTTAACAAATGAAGCAACATCAATGTCTCCTCGCATGGTAATCTCCTATAGTTTCTCTCTCTACATTACTAGTAACTTTTTTAAAAAACTATGTCAACAAAAAAAAAGTACTTGACAGGAAAATTTTTCGGGGTTACTAATATATAACCCTATAAGGAAACATATATGGAAGACCCTAATAAAAAGGTAACTGAAATGTTTATTAAAGATTTACTTGACTTATACAATAGGTATGTACTATTAGGTATATCTAAGATAGATATGTGTGGTATTATAATTAATACTTTAGCTGGACTATATTTAACAATGACTTATGAACTAGAGGAGGAAGATGAAGATGAAACTATTCACTGAAGCATTAGTAACCCCTGTAATTAAGAACATGGTGGGGCAAAGAATATTTAAAGCAAAGTTTGTCAAAAAGAATGGCGAAGTACGAGAGATGAACTGTAAGTTAGGTGTAAAGAAACACTTAAAAGGTGGCATAAGTGTCAACAACAGGGATAGATACCTAACTGTATACGATATGAAAAGTTCTGGGTACAGGAACATAAACCTCAATACTATTATAGAAATAACCTGTGGCAAAAAAATGATTAAAAAATTTGTAGGCAATACAGGAAATGTTTATAACCTTGTGGATGTAGAATAATGGAAATATTATATTATGCCATAATAGTTTATTGTTTAAAAACTTGTAATACCATGAACGACATGGATAAGTATATAAATTTAAATCTTATGAACCATGATGAATGTTTATTTACTTTAGATAAAATGGTGGAGCAAGAAAAAAGATTGCACCCTGTACTAGTCAACAGAAACATAGGTGTTTTGTGCGTTAAACAAGATTTAATGAAAGATGAAGACCTTGAAAAATATCAAGTTTGGGGCGAGGCTACATAATTTACTTGACAACAATAAATAAGAGGAGTACAACGTATGAACACTTTTTCAGAGTGGATAAATAGAGAGCTAAAACTTAAGGAGAAAGAAGATATGGCTACAACAAAAAAGAAAGAAGTAGAAGTGCCTACCATTACCGACTTACAGTTGGTGTTTGTAAACCGAGTTAAGAATCTTTTACAAAACATTGAGGAAAGTGGAGTAGAGTATGTTACTTACTCTGCCATAACTAAACTTGACAAGGCCTATGACAATGTAGTAGAAGAAGCAAATCTTAAACATCAACAAATGATTATAGAGCATGGTGAAGATAAAGGGACTGTTCACAGAGCAATTTGGAAAGATATAGTCAGAGCAGATCACCCTAATATTTATGTAGAGAAGGATAATTATGATGACTGAAGAAAAAAAGAAATACCATAAACGCAGAGGAATGTCAGAGAGAATACTTGATGTATTGTCAGACGGACATTGGCATTCTGTACAGGAAGTGTCAAAGAGAATTGGTTATCTTGAAACAGGAACGTCAGCGGGTATAAGAACTTTACGCAAGAAACCTTACGGCAAGAAAAATGTCGTTGGCAAATGGCTAGGTGGTGTATATCACTACCGATTAGAAGAAGGAGAATATGGAGAAGAACCTCTGTCATACGATTTAGAAAAAACAGTGGAGGTAGATTTAGTTTAGAAGTTTTTATACAGGGTTGACGAAAGATAAGGATTGTCAATTAAATAATATCCTTGAAGGATCGCTACCTTCCGATAAATTACCTGTATAGAATAATATTATAGGTGTGTTAGTGGCTGATACTAGTTGCAGAACACTTAATAGATGCGGAAACATTTGCGTGCCAATACATCTGCCTATATAGAAAAGGGTAGTCTTTAATTAGACTGCTCTTTTTTTTTTGCATAAGGTGTTGACAATGTTTTAAAACTATGAAACAGTTATTGTAGAAAGGAGAAAGTAGATGAGTAGAGATATAGACACAATACCTACAGTGCCACGACACATAGTAAGTTTTAAAATATTAGTAGAGTGGTCAGACAATCCTAAACTTGTAGAGTTAGAGAATGAAATGGGTAACTTTTTAGATAATACTTTTAATGATTGGTTAAGAGAAATTGAAGACGAGGAGAATTTAAATGAGAGGTAATCCAGATGATCTTGCTAATCAGCTAATACAGAAAATTAAAAAATATCTACAGGAAGAGGTAGACGACATTGATCTGATGGGTTTAACTGTAGGACAAGAAGATGCTTTGTTTAGTGATTACTACATGAACGGAAGAAAAGAATTTGCCGAGGGTTTATTGGATCGGATAAATAGGTGGGAGAAAGCAGATGACTGAAGAAAAAAAAGAAGTTCTCTATAAAAGCAGAGACAAAGTAAATGGTGCTACAGTGATAGATTTAGTGATAGACCTATTAAAGAACGGCAAAGTGCAACAAGCTATATGGGAACTAGAAGATCACCGTACTACTGTACAGACAGAAGATCTAGACAATCAGGCCTATAGTGAAGGGGAGGGGTACTGATGATATTTGTAAAATTTACAATAGATAATGGTGGTATTGAATACCTTGACTATGCATGGTTTAAAGATTATGGCTTGGCACACTATGAAAATGGTGAGTCTATTACAGATAAAGATATAATACGAGATGTGTATGGTGAAGGTAGAAGTGACCATGATTTTGAAGAAAATTTTAATGAAGAAACTAATGTATACACAGATTATGATGATGATACTATAGCAGTACATAGAGTACAAGAGATGACACAAAAAGAATTAGATGTGTTAGTTAAAATGGGAGTGTTGTACAGATGAAAGAATATACCTTTACAGTGCCATGCTGTTATGTCTATACTATAGAGGCAAAAACTGAAAAACAAGCAAGGGAAATTTTAGTGAAAGACGGTGGCATACATATCAGTGGTGAGTTGTGTGGTTGTGAGAAACAAGATTATATAGATGCAGAGTTAGAGGAGGTGGTGGAACTATGATAACTATGGAATGTGATTACTGTAAGCATGTAGAACACTATGAAGATGAGTGTTCATTTTTTCAAGGTGAAATGTGGGGATTACCAAACGACTCTGTTATGTGTAATGATTGTTTAGAAAAAGGGAGGGGTACTGATGATAGTAACTTGTGAAAATTGTAAAGTTAATAAAGGTGAAGAAGAAGATATGACATATAAATTTGTCCCTATTTTATTGTGTGATGATTGCTATACAGGAATACGATATTGGATTGCAGATGAATTAGATATTCATGTACAAGGAGTAGACATATGAACATATTTGTATTAGACGAATGCCCTGTCATATCTGCACAAATGCAATGCGACAAGCACATTGTCAAGATGCCATTGGAAACAGCACAGATGTTATGTTCTGTATGGCACAGATACGGAGAAGGAGATAAAGTACCATACAAAGAAGCACACAAGAACCACCCATGTACACTATGGACAGGAGATAGTGCAGAAAATTATGAGTGGCTATGGCAACATGGTATGGAGCTATGCTTTGAATATACCAGAAGGTATAACAAAATACATAAATGTCAGCAAGTTATTATGGATTTAGGTAAGTTACATGCCACTATGTTTTACTACTGTGATACTAATGGTACACCACACCCACAATGTATGCCAGATGAATACAAGTGTGCGTCTGATGATCCTGTCCAAGCATACAGAAAGTACTATATCAATGATAAGAAAGACATAGCCAAGTGGGAGAAGAGTAGACCTGCACCAGATTGGTATGTAAGTGGTACATATAAGATAGGATATGACTACCATCAAATGCGAGACATAATGGCAGACTTAAAGTTTAAAAGATAATAACACTTGACATATAAAATTAAGTAGTGTAAGGTACGAACATGAATAATAATTATATAATAGCATTTATATCTGAAGACAAAGAGATTATATTAGAACCATTAGCAAAGTTTAATGGTGATGTAATGTACTTTAAATCTGAGATAGATGCACAAGATTATATAGAAAAATTATATATAAAAAGTGGAGTAGATATAGAGCCTATGTCAGATGATGATGGACTATCAGTAATAAGAGTACAATAAAAAAAGACTTGACAAAATAAAATAGATGTAGTATATAATAAATAACATTAATAAAAATAAAGGAAATATAATGAACAAATCACAAATAAAAAAAGAGTTATATAAGTTACCTAAGAGTGCTACATTTCAAGTAGATACTGTACTGAAATGGATTAAACATAACCAAGAAGTATCTAGGTCTATGAATAGAGAGGTACGTATGAATATTCCAGGTGCTATAGCAAGAAGATCTATGCGTGATGGTTACATAAAAGACATGCGTCATTACCTACGTACTGGAGATTGGATTAGTTTATTCTATGGTAAGGATATGAAGAACAAAACTAAATATAAAGTAGTAGCACATGGAGTAGGTATATGGGAATGACAGAGAAAGAATTACTACGTAAGAATGTAAAAGAATTACAATTACAATTACGTGATTCACATATAAGAATAAAAGAATTGAATGAGAAGTGTGATGAGTTACGTAGGAGATTAGGTTTGGAGAAAGAGTTTACAACAGCAGATGGTTGGGCAATGCCAGTAGAAAATCCAGATGCTTTACACATAAAGGAAGATAAAGATGAGTGAGAATAAATTTACTAACTGGTTACAAAAAGAATTAAAACAACATCAAAAAGAAAAGGAAACTATAATGGCTAAAGCAATAAAGAAAGATGGTGCTATGATTTTAGATGAAGCACAAAAGAAACACTTACTAGATTTATTTAATGCAGGTAATGACTTTAATCAAAGTTACAGAGAGACAGGTATCAAGTATATAACTGCATGGGAAATAGAAAAACTTTTAGATTTACTAGATGATATGAAAGATATGTATGGTATCTCACCTAAAAAATCTACTGATCCAGATATGCATGGAGACTATTACCCTCACCATTGGAGTGACCACGTATGGTCTGATGATCCAAGAGCATGGAAGAGAGAGGACTAATATGCCTAAGAACTTATGGGATAAAGAGTTCAACAGAGTTTATAAAGAACTTGTACGTGATTATCTTGATGATGGATATGATTTAGCTGAAGCAAAATATAATGCTAGAAAAGATGCTAAAGAAATAATGCAAGATCAACTTGACTTTGTTGAAGAACTGTATGATAATACATTAAACGATTTGGATTAATGATATGGATAAACAATGGTTAGACAGAGGAGCATGTCCTAAGTGTGGCTCTAGTGATGGTAATGTAAACCATTCTGAAGGATATAGCTTTTGTTTTTCTTGTCACACTAGGTTTGGAGAGAACATGGAAGTAGAAAAAGTAATACCAATGAGAACAGAAAGTGTTATGAAAACTGTGGGTACATTAGGTGCATTAACTGAACGTAGTATTCTAAAAGAAACTGCACAGAAATATAATACTGATGTAAAAGTAAATGGCAATATGAATACACACCACATCTATAAATACTTTGATGAAGGTGGAAATAATATTGCAAACAAAGTACGAGACGTACAAACAAAGAACATGTGGACTGAAGGTAACATTACTGAAGCAGGATTGTTTGGTCAGAATATCTTTGCACCAAAGGGAAAGTATATTACTATTACTGAAGGTGAGGTAGATGCCATGTCTGCTTATGAATTACTTGGTAGTAAGTGGGCATGTGTATCTATTAAAAATGGTGCAGGTTCTGCATTACGTGATTGTAAGAAAGCATTTGAATATCTTGATAGCTTTGACCAGATAGTTATATCATTTGATATGGACAAGCAAGGCAGGGAAGCTGCTGAAAAAGTAGCACAACTCTTTGCTCCTAACAAATGCAAGGTCATGCACATGGAACATAAAGATGCGAATGAATATCTCAAGATGAATAAACGTGATCAGTTCTCAACAGCATGGTGGAATGCACAACCATATACTCCTGCAGGTATAGTCAATCTAAAAGATTTAAAGACTTCTTTATTTGAAGAAGAGTATTGTGAGACATGCTTATACCCTTGGCAAAAACTAAATGATAAGACATATGGTATGCGTACAGGTGAGTTGATTACATTCACATCAGGTGCAGGTATGGGTAAAAGTTCTATCATGCGTGAGTTGATGCATCATATGTTAAAGAATACAAATGATAATGTAGGTATACTTGCATTAGAAGAAGGCATAAAGAACACAGCATTTAATATTATGTCTGTTGAAGCTAATGCTAGACTGTATATCAACGAGATACGTAAGAAGTATAGCCAAGAAGAATTAGATACATGGTTTGATAATACTATGGGTAGTGGTAGGTTCTTTGCTTTTGATCACTTTGGTTCTATATCTAATGATGAAATACTTTCAAGAGTTAGATTTATGGCACAAGCATTGGATTGTAAATGGATATTTCTTGATCACTTATCTATACTTGTATCAGGTCAGGAAGAAGGAGATGAGAGAAAATCTATTGATGTATTAATGACTAAGTTACGTTCATTAGTAGAACAAACTGGTGTTGGATTACTATTAGTATCACATCTACGTAGACCTGCAGGTGATGCAGGACATGAGAATGGTCGAGAGATTACTCTATCACATCTACGTGGCTCTGCATCTATTGCACATCTATCTGATAGTGTAATAGGATTAGAACGTAATCAACAAGCAGATGATGATGTAGCATCTAACACTACTACAATACGTATTCTAAAGAATAGATATACTGGTGATACTGGTATAGCTACACATCTTTTCTATGATAAAGAGACTGGTCGTATGAAAGAGATTGACAATCCATACGAAGTAGAAGATAATAGTAACGAAGAGGAGATACCATTCTAATGTCAGCTAATGAAAAACATGCTAAAGGACATTTAGCAAAAAATAAATTAATGAATAAATGGATTAAAAAAGGATATTATATTTATGATGAATGCAATCAAGGTCCTGTAGATTTTATTGCCTTAAATCTAAATGGTGATGTGAGATTAGTAGAATCTAAAGCTGAATCAAAAAGATTAACAGGAAAACAAAAAGGAAAAAAAATTAATAGAATTTTAGGACCTCAACAAAAAAAATTAAATAAAAATTTAAAAGATAAAACTTTTCAAATTAAAGTTGAATATGCAGATGTAGATAAAGAAATGGAGGAATATAAAAACAATGTGGACACATTATTGTAACGTAGAGAAAACTGAAATGGAAGTAGGTGATGGTGAAGAGTGTAACTGGTGTGGACTAGATGCTGAAGCTATGACCATAGATGGTTTTGATGATGCTATTATAG